TTGATGAAAAAAAAGTGAAATCGGGAGCTTCTGGACAGAAGCGAACTCGGGAAGAAGTGGATGCTTCTTCTTATGCTAAAATTATTGACGGTGGAAAGAAGGAAAAGAAACGTTCTTTTCTGGAATCCATCAAGGAAATTAAATGGATTGAGGAAGAATTTCCTTCATCCGCTTCAGTAGCAGAAATGGAGAGGAAAGGTGCTGAAGTTAGGGAGAAAAATTTAAGTGTAGAGGACTTAAATAGGTTTCTCGAGGGACTTTCAGTCTCGGTTTACCTTCTGATGATCATTCACAGTGTCATCTACTCTTATGATCCTAAATTGATCTCGGAGATTTTTAATTCAGTTATGCTCTTTTCGACTTTCGGTGAATTTCGTGAAACTGTCGATGCCGTTTTTGGCGAAAGCGGAGTAGCTCCTGAATGGAAATTAACGGACGTTGCTGGCTACTTTCTATCTTTGCTGCATGCGCCAGGTAGGGTAAGGTCAGCCTTTAAGCAAAGGTCTCAGGATTCTTTGCGAAAAAGGGTGAAATTACCTGAGAAGGCTAAAAAACTCATTGACGATGTTAACAGGGTGAAAGCCTTTGTTAACAAGTCAAAGAGAAGTATCAATGATGTGAAAGAAGCTGCGACGAAGGTTTATAAGAAAGCTCTGGCAGACCATCGCAAAGCGATGGCGGAGTATGATGAAATTGAGAAGTTTATTCGTGAAGTTGATGATGTACGAAGTGGAACTTTTACGTCAAACGAACGCGCTGCCCATATTTCAACTTATCGTTCGAACGAAAGTTTGAAATCTAAGTTTACTGAATCTCAGTACTTACTCGTAGTCGCTAAGATTAAGGGTGAAAAGGATCTTGATAACAAGGATTCAGCACTGAGAGGGAGTAATGTCTTTAATGACTATCTTAGGAAAGCGGCTCCCATGGGAGCTGAAATGGAAACGGTGTTTGACGAAGATGAGGAAGATGGCATTAAAACTTCGGCCGAGAATTTGGGTGAAGTTATTGCAAATGCTTTCTAAACCTAAAATAGACTATGTGTCTAAAGTAAATCTATTCTTAAGCAATTATCCTCTTAAGAGTAATCGTGATCTCTTTGGTTTACATGAGTATCTAAGAATGATTCATCGTAGTCATTTTAACGATCAGGGCCGAATTAATATAGGTCCTGGATTTATATTTAAGTTCCAGCTCACTGGCTATCAGCAGAAGTCAGTTGGGCCCAATTTCAGAGAAAGAAATTGGTTTTGTATTAATACGTTATCTGGTATGGGTGGGTCACATGACGTGCTGCTGAGATCTGGGTTGGGTGAAATAAGATATGGTGGAAGTTTGGCGGATAGTCTACTTTATCTTTCAGGTTATAATAACTTGAATCCTAACTGCGATTTCAGATTTACGGCACGTCATATTTCACGCGCAATCGGGTACACTAAAGGAAATTTAGTTCCTTTAACATCTGATGAAGTAATTTCATCAGTTAAAATAAATTATCTGGCTAATCCAGGGCCTTGGTATAAGATGATAGGTTGTGTAAAGAAAGCTGACTCACTTAGGGTTGCTGTCACTTTTTATTACGCACTTTTAGATTGCTTAAGCAACAATTCTAGCGTCTCTTATCCTTTCTTTGGAATAGCTGGTAGACCTAAACTTAAATCTATCACCGGCCATCTAGACAAATTGTATGATGGAAAATGCTGCGGTAGAGCGGTATGGATGGCTGATATGCACGAGCAATTGATAGGTGCATTCTTATCAATTCCTTTCACTAATAGCTGCTCAGGACTTCATGGGCGTATAGCTATAGGGTTCAATAAATTCGGATTGAGTGCAAAAAAATTTAAGGAACGTATGGGTCGGTATAATGTATGGATTTGCGGGGATTTTGACGAGTTTGATACTCGTATACCAAGCGATTTAATTATTAAGTCGTTTGAAGTATTAAAATACATCTTCGGGATAGAGAATGACTCTCTATACCATAAGCTATTAAAATACATACAGAGATACTTCATCTACACTGATATAGTTTTACCTAACGGTGATGTTTACCGTAAGCGTAGTGGAATTCCTAGTGGTAGTTCTTTAACTAGTATCATAGGTTCATTGTGTAACTTCATAGCATTATATGAAGGATTGAGTGAACTCGGTTTAAGGCATATAGTTGACTTTGACATAACAGTTTGCGGGGACGATTGTGTCATTGGTCTTAAGTCTATTATGAGTAATGTTGCTTATAGAAGACGATACGGAGAGGACATAAGAAATAAGCTTTCAGTTATTCTGAAGCGTCGATTTAATATGCTTCTTAACGTATTAAAGACTACTGTATGTACTTATTTATGCGTAGGTGTCGAATTTTTTGACGGTAATCGTTCACTTGGTGTCAGTGACACTATTAAGGAATGTGAAGACGCATTTCTATTAACAAACGTTGAACATATTGTCCAATTTGAGTGTAACGATTCAAGCTTACGTTCTTTTTTGCCTTTATTACCCTGTAGTGCTAATCTAAGGTATCATTTTAAAGATAGAGTTAAATTTCTTTCTTACTACTTCACTGAAGGAGATAAGATGATCAGACCAACGTCTGAAATTATTTCTCGTTTAATAAACCCTGAAACAAACAATGTTTCACTGGCTGTCTATCAACAATCGTTGAGGGCTGCTTTTATCGAGAATTACTCTAATCTTAATGCGGTTAAGTTGATCTGCATGTTATATGCGGACTCTGAGTGGATGAAGATTCACAAAATTAGCCGAAGAAAAGCAAGATCCTTGAGCATCATTTTCTCAAATTATTATCTTAATAAAGATAATCCTAGGGAAAGTGGCATTATGCGAGATCGCTTTAAGTATTTCAGAATGCAGTCAAATTATAGTGATTATGTTTTCTCATGTCATGCTTTGAAGAAAGCTTACAGGCCAATGCTAAATTTAGCAGAAAATATGAGCAGAATATACAGTATCTTTAAAGACAAAGGTATTGATTTATTTTTTCAATTAAGAAAGAATCGCTCACTTTGTGGCATAGATAACTTAAGCATTACATTTGACAGTGGAGCTGGGGTTAACGCCGTCTTGCGACGTCATTACTCTTTCCTACAAGCAATGTATGGGCGTAAGCCTTTGCAACCTCTCGTAGGCAGTCGGGCTTGGGATATTGACGATCTTGAGCTATTTGGGAAGATTTATATTGCGCTTAAATATGAATGCTCCACTAATTTTGAAGTCTTAATGGGGGAGGGTTTTGTTGTTAGGGTGGAAGATATTTTAGTGTATTAATTATTTTTCTTTATTTTGAATGTATCTTATTTTAGC